AATTGACGATACAGGGAACGTCTCGTTTTGAGCCGTTTCGCATTGTTTTTTGACACCGTTTCTTATCGGTAAGCTATTGGTTTAAAAACCAACAACCAGCATGACATTGCTGGATTGCCCTGCACAGATACATTATAATCCCGGCTCCGCTGGCCCCTTAGCTCAGTGGTTAGAGCAGGCGACTCATAATCGCTTGGTCGCTGGTTCAAGTCCAGCAGGGGCCACCAAATTTTAGCTTTAAAATCAGTATATTAAGCCACCTTCCATAAGGTGGCTTTTTTGTTACTATCACCTTATTGGCCCTTTATTGTCCCCCGGCATATTCTGTGCCATGCCGTGGCCATTAAGTTTGCATCTTTATACGCCATAATCATAAAAACGGATTTGTACCAATTGGCGGTATTGGCATTGGAGCATTATGTAACTCGCGTAGCAGAAGATGGAAATGACTGTTGTACGCCTCTCCTTCATCAAGATTGAAGTAGTATCGACCTTGCAGGGCAGGCGGCAAAGCATTTGTATCAGGCAAGCTCCTGATTATGGGAACAAATTTAGTAGTGTCCATTTGTTGAAGAATTTCGTTTGTAAGGATGTGGCTCTCATAACCCACTCCACCCACTCGCTCTCGCGCTTTCCGGCAATAGTTTGCTGAACAAATCACCAAAACGCGGTCTGCTTCCCTTATCGATCGCTCCATAAATACCGACATATCCTCTCCACCTCTCAGATGCCATTGATCTAAAGTCACATCTAAACCGTTGTGCCTTAAGGTACCGGCAAATGCAGCAACCCACTGTTTATGTTCAGGTGAATCCCACGAATAAGTAATAAATATTTTGGGTGGACGAGGCTGTGAAAGTAGAACCTGGTCTTTTACAAACCCATGCTTTTTTAACACCTCAATTAAATTTACATCTTTTATAGCCCAATGATGACGATTAATCTCAAAGCCATGAGGATTCACGTCAATATCTGGAAACATCTGGAAAAGCTGAGCATAAGGAATTTCAGAAATTTCTTTTTGAATAGAGAAAGTTATCTTTAACTCACCAAACCTTCTTTGTATTTCCGTTATTTGCCCAACTTTAGCTGGAGCATTAACATAACTTTCATAGCAAAAAAGAGCCGGGAATGTTTTAATCTTGTCAATTACATCATCGTTTAAGTTTTTAAACTTATCTTTGATAGCGTCATGTGTATATTCTAAAAATCTTGACTCCTGGATTACCCATGTTGGCTCATCCCAAGTGCCTTCTGCAGCAGACATTAACAAATTAAACACGCTCACCTCCTAAGTGTGATCAAATAACTAGCTATCATAAAACTATTCTTAACAGAACTTCTGTTACTATCCAATAATCCCTCAAGCAAAAAACTAGTTTCATCACACTAAAATCTTAATGTGCGATAGTAGGACCAATAATTTGAATTAAGTTGATGTACTTTGACTTTATTGAAGCTAAATATATATACAGCACATAATCCCTTTAACACTTAAAGTAATCAAAACGAAAAAAAAACTATCTATTAGTTTCATATCTAGATAAAGATTTGAGTTTCAATTACTCTCGCGTTGTACTTCTTATTATTCCAAATACTTCTATACGCTTTTCCCAGTCAGCATAAGCAGCTTGCCAAGCTGCATCACAGTCTATAAATGGCTTGTCTGCCACAGGAACCCACTCTAGCTTATTGTTTTTAACCTGCTTAAAGCGAACATCCCAGTACTCTCCGCGTGGCCATAGCACGTATCTGTTATCCGGTCCCCAGCGGCCATTCCAGATTGAATTGTCAGTTAGCTTCTCTCCCCGCTCCATCAACATAAAAAGCGCGCCATTAAGTGAAAAACGTCGCATTTTGTCGCCCTCTTGCCAACAACAATACTGTACATAAAAACAGCATATAGCTTACTGAGTTTTTCAGTTTTGTAAAATGTCTTGAAACCTCTTTAGCCCTTGGCCTGTCTGGGTTTGCTGATTGGCCACTAAACTCTTATAGAGATCCGATTGAGATCCAGAAAATGACATAAATTATTTAATATCCTTAAAATTCAATAAACTGAATCTCATTCGAGATCCATTCAAGATCCAAAAAAATGAAAAGCACTGAAATTCTTTTCACTCTTTTCAGTTGGCGAACTCTGGCAGAAAGCCAGCAGCCGTGCGGGCTGGCCATACCGTTTATAAAAAAATAAAACTGAAAAAATTTTATGATGCAAAACCTACAGGCGGGTGCGGTGTAGCGCCGATTTTGTCTGCCGGACGATTATTTTGCTGTGCTGACGCGCAGCCAGTGCCGCGCTGTGCGGATGATCTGTTTATGGTTGTGTTGCGTGATGGGCGCGCCTTTGCGTGGCGCATCGTGCGTCTGAGGCGTTCTGGTGACGGGCAATAAAAAACCCGCTGCGATAGCGGGTTAGTGTGCTGGCTTACTTGCCTATGACGGGTGAATATTTCGTACTGAGCGCGGCGGCCTGCTGGCTGCTCTGTGCGATATCGCTGCTGTTCGTGGGCTGGCCGGTTGAGGGGTGCGTATGGCTGGCCAGCTGGTCAGCCAGCTGCTGAACCAGCGCCACGGTATTGAGCATCAGCTGTGCCACGTTAATCTTCTCTGAACCAATCCACACAACCGGCGCGATAATTTCCTGACGCGTTCCGGCAATGCTTTGGCGCAGCTGGCCAATTTTTTCCGTCAGCGCCTGCCCGACTTCTATTGCCGCGCTGCCGGTGATGTCCGTTTCCGCATTGCCGCCCACTGTAATCAGCTGGCTCTGCTGCGTGGCCATGCTGTAATTGCCTGTCGTCACGTGCTGAATTGCTCCGGCCATCAGTGACGCCGTTCCGATAACAGTGGTCCTGTCCGTGGCTTTGACTGTCGTTTCCCTGCTGACCAGATCACGCGTTTCCGTATCGGCTTTAACTTCCCGGCTCATGGACGTTTCACGTATAGCCTGATCGGTCTGGCGCTCCCAGTCTCCCGCCTGTGTTACCCGCTGTGATACTTCCGCGCGCTGCTGCTGCAGCTGTTCGCCCGGCTTCACGTCCGGCAGGCTGGTCCCGCCCGGCATGGTCTGGCGCACAAACGGCTTGTCCGGGCGTCCGCCGGTAAAACCGACCTCAACGAGCGTACCCTCTGGCGGAAACTGAAACATGCCGGAATCATTACCGGCCATCGGAACGGGCAGCGGCACAGCAGGATAAACCGGCGTACTGCCGTCCGGATTACCGTCAGCGTCCAGCAGCTGCAGATCGACGGCATAGCGCGGCCTGAAGGGGTCAGCAAAGTTTCTGCTTTTAACCGCCTCTGTCGGGGCAACAACGCGCGCCATTTTGGGCAGGTGCAGGCCGCTGGCCAGCTCCGGGTAATGGCTTTCAACCTGCCGCTGTACCGGTGTTTTCTGCAGCGGCTGGCCTGTTGTGCGGTTTCGCGGCGTCCAGGTGATTGTCATGGTATCGCTGTTCAGCTGCACCTTTGTCACGCGCTGGCCGTTCACCTCTACGCCCGGACGCAGTGACTGGATCACAGGTACGGTCATCGTATTGCCACCGGCAGTGGACTGGCTGAACTCCGGCGGAATGTCCACCGGCTTACCGGCAAACAGCGCCTTTTCAGCACCGCCCAGATACATGCTGCCATCAGGCAGCTGATACCAGAGATAATCGGCAATCCCGAAGGCGCGCCCCAGACTGGCCAGCAACTGAAATCCTGTGCCGCTGTGCGTGAAGTGCGGGATCGGCCTGTCGCTGTAATCTGCCTGCGGCACGGTAACGGTCAGGCCGCTGTGTTCTTCCAGCCAGGCAGCAACCTGGCGAAGCGTCGGGTGCTGAAATGCGCACGGCCATGCGCGATCAAATACGCCGCACAGCTCCCGGATGAAAAGACGCTGATAGCCGGTTTCCGAAGGCTGCGAGCGCTCCACGTATCCGGTAAACCAGCGCAGCAGCCGGTCAGGGTAGCCGGTATCAATGCGGACCATTTTGCCGGTGTAATCAGTGCTGGTCTTTGCCGTGATGAAGCCACGGCCACAGCTGCTAAGCTCCAGCATTAGAGCGGCATCAGTCAGATGCACTTCGAAAGCGTCTTTTGAATGTAAGGCAGAAGACATCAAAGTGCTAGGTAAGGTTGTTGCTCGCACCGAATATCTGTAAGGCAGGATATGGCTGTAAGTAAATTAGCCAATGGAAAATGGCAGGCTCAGGTTTTCCCAAACGGGCGCGATGGTAAACGCATCCGCCGCCAGTTTGTGACCAAAGGCGAAGCCCTGTCTTTTGAAAAGCACTTCAAAGATCAGGCGCAGGATAAACCTTGGTTGGGCGAAAAGACGGATAAGAGGCGTGTTATCGACTTGGTTGAACTCTGGTTCAACGCGCATGGCATTACGTTGGCGGATGGTGAGAAACGGCGAACCACAATGGCGTTTGCTTGCGAGGCAATGGCCAATCCCTTTGCGACTGAGTTTAACGCCAAAGTTTTTTCTGCTTACCGTGAGCAGCGGCTAAGCGGAAAGATTACCCGCTCAACGAGAGTTAAGACTGCCACTCCGCATACGGTTAACCTTGAGCTGGCGTATTTTCGTGCGGTGTTTAACGAGCTGCGCCGGCTTGATGAATGGAAAGCCCCGAATCCGCTGGAGAACATCAGGGAATTTAAAATCGGTGAGTCAGAAATGGCATACCTCACCATTGATGAAATCCGTGTGCTACTGGCTGAGTGTGATAAAAGCCGCTCTCCCCATCTGACGACAATCGTCAAAATTTGCCTGGCTACAGGCGCGCGCTGGAGTGAGGCAGAAGGCTTGAAGGGAAATCAGGTTCGGGCGGGTCAGATCATTTATGTGAAAACTAAAGGCAAGAAAAACCGGGCGGTGCCGATAACAGAAAAATTACTGGCAGAACTACCTGCTAGCCGCAAAGCACAACCCCTTTTCACGCCATGCTATTCGGCGTTCAGAAAGGCTATGCAGCGTGCAGGTATAGAAACGCCAGCCGGACAGCTAACGCATGTGTTACGTCACACTTTCGCCTCTCATTTCATGATGAATGGTGGCAATATTCTGGTGCTTCAGCGGATACTGGGACACACGGATAACAAGGTGACGATGCGGTATGCACACTTTGCTCCGGACCATTTGTCTGAAGCGATGTTGCTCAATCCTCTAAGCCAGATGAGATAATAATTAAATCGAAAGCTGAAGTGGAAATATGGTTTTGAATTCGCATCTTCATGCCAATGCTTTTACAAATTTTGTTCACAACATAGCTTTTATCGGAATGGTTTGGTTGATAAAAGAAGCGGGAGAACGTCTTCGGTTACCCCTTGATTTTAAAGGGAATTAACCTAAAGATTCACTTCTATCTATTAAAACAGGGTAAGGATTAACTATGTTTATAAAATCAATGGTTGTTGAGAATTTCAAAGGATATAACGGAAAACAAAGTATAGATTTTAATACTCCAGATGGAGTTACAGAAGGTAGCGGACTAAATATCTTTGTTGGCGAAAACAACTCCGGTAAGTCTACTATTTTTGAGTGTCTTGAGTTTATAAAAGAATGCACAAAGAAAGATCCAGAATCAATAATTAATAAATCTAATCCTACTGTCATTTTAGATGAATTTTCAGTTGAGGTTACTTACACTGGAAATATATCAAATTCAATAACTGCTCATGTACAGGCGAATAAACAACGTTCCTTCTTAAATAGTATTTATAATCACGCCGGTAAAGAGCATTTCAAAGTTAAACGCTCATGGAAAAGGGACTTTCCAGAAGACATAAAAAAAATAAACTTTTGGGACGACACCAATAATAGCTACTCAAACCCAGCAGGGATTGATGCACCATTTAAGAAATTCTACGACAATAACTTTATATGGGCTGATACTAATCCTAGCGATGAGTCAAAGTTTGGCGCATCAACTATTTGCGGTTCACTTTTAAAAGAAATAGCAGCCGGTCATACAGTTACGCCGGAATACCAAGCGTTTCAAAGTAGTTACCATGGGCTCTTTAATAATCCCACTTCACAGCTTAGAACTAAAATAGCTCAAATAGAAGCTATGATTCAGAATATTTTCTCTTCTCAATTTGGAACGGCAAATATATCCTTCTCATTTGAAGAATTGCAGATAGAGAATTTTTTTAAAACAGCGAGCATTATTATTGATGATGGCGTTTCCGTTTCCATGGCTGAAAAAGGACATGGGATGCAGAGAGCGGTTGCCCTATCACTACTACAAGTATATGCTGAAATAACATCAAATGTAACTAATGCTCCGGTTTGCAAACCATTTTATCTCTTTATAGATGAGCCTGAGATATGTTTGCACCCTACTGGACAGAAAAAACTTTTAGATGCGCTAATGGTCATATCGAGAAATAAACAAGTATTTGTCACTACTCATTCACCATTTATGCTTTCTTGTCCAAGATTAAAAAACACTGGCCTTTTCATTTTTAAAAAGGCACAAAACAATAGTTCTATTGTACCTGCAAATACAGCTCCGATGTTTCCATGGAGTCCATCTTGGGGAGAGATTAGCTATAAAGCGTACAATCTACCAACTGTCGACTTACATAATGAACTCTATGGATATATACAAGAGATGAATAGTTTAATCGCTATTCCTAATGTTGATCAGTGGTTAAATTCAAATGGTATTGCATCCAATAAACAATGGACCAAGGAAAAAAAAGGAATACCACTTCAGCCACAATCAACAACATTACAGTCCTTTATTAGAAATCACATTCATCACCCTGAAAATGTAACAATGCAAGGCAATCGCTATACACAAGCAGAGTTAAAGCAGTCAATTGATGAAATGATTACACTAATTTAATCTTATAGACTTAATTTATTAAAGCAGTTCCTGAATTAGCACTGCTTTTTATAATTATCTTTTACTGTAACAGCAGGATTCATGTGCTTTTAATATCGAATAATATTTTATTTTTTTCGAGGATTAAAAATGAATTTATTTAAAGATGTAGTTTCTTTGGATAGACAGCATCCGATATTTAAACTAATAAAAGAAGATGAGTATAGGGCCGAGCGTGATGTGCTAGATGAATGGGCAAAAGGTTTTCAGGATAGAGACAATAAATTCGTCAAAGAATTTCAGACCACCTTTGAACCGTGTCTATGGGAGCTTTATTTACACGCGTATATGAAGGAGCTAGGTCATGTTTCAGATTTTTCATTTGATGCGCCTGATTTTGTAATGATTAGCGAAAATGAGTTTTGTATTGAAGCGACCATTGCATTACCTGCTGCAGGACAGCAGCCGGCTCATAGCTTTGATAATGATACAAAGTTAGGAGATCTAAATGAATTTAATTCTCAAGCGGCTATACGTATAACTAATAGCTTCATGAGTAAAGTAAAAAAACTGAGAGAGCGATACTCAAAATTAGAACAATGTAAGGATAAACCCTTTGTCATAGCAATTGCTTCATTCGACAGGCCTTTCTCTCATTTTGCCGCAAGCAGACCAATACTTGCTGCTATGTATGGTCTTTATCATGATGAAGAAGCAACGATTGCATCAAACGCAGATGAAATTGTTTCTTACAATGTTGACACTGCCATAAAAAATGGAAATACAGATATCAACATGGGTTTATTCTGTACTCCCGAATATTCAGATGTCAGCGCTGTTATTTATAGCAGTCTGGCAACATGGGGGAAATTAAGGGCTTTAGCAGATAACCCGTCTGCACCTACTGTTTTTCAAACATTTACTCCTAATCCGGATTCTATTTACCCAAACGTTCATACGGCTAAAAAATGTGACTATAAAGAGCATCTTCTAGATGGTTTGTATGTCCTTCACAATGCTTTTGCAACTCATGCGTTACCACCAGAAGCGCTTGGGCACGCCCGTATTGCTCAGTGTTATATGAAAGAAGATGGATATTTAGACTTTGAAGTACCGGACGACTTCTTACTGCTCAGATATTTAATGTCCATTAAAAACAAGCCATAATTTTATTGCGGCTTATTTAATTTATTTACACTACATAGAAAACCTACCTATGTTAGACGGTTGTACTTGTATGATTCGTGTTGAACGGATCTCCAGAAAGTTTACCAAATACCATGTGTTGTGTTGTGTTGTGTTGTGTTGTGTTGTGTTGTGCTGTGCTGTGCTGTGATTAGCGATTGCAATAAATCTACATGCTTAGTGAACTGTTAGTATAAGAGCCTTGGTCACTTAATAAACCATTAGGTTAAACCCCAAGCTAAGAAAATTTCATCCAATCAAAATTTTTAACGGGATTTATTTCTTGTGTTGTATAGTAAGTCGAATTGTCTACTCAATGCAGCTTTTGATTAAAATTTATCTTCACGCCTCTCTTATAACGCCGCTTCAACTTTATCTTTGTGCCTCTTTATATTAGAAGGATTTTAACATTGGGAAAGCGCCCTTGATTGGCAGCAAAGTGGCAGCAGAGCGCAACGCTATGTGCCACTTTTCATCACTATTCGGCATAAAGAAAACATAAGTATCAGTAACTTACTGATTTTACTCGCTTCAAATTGGGACTCATAATCGCTTGGTCGCTGGTTCAAGTCCAGCAGGGGCCACCAAATTTTAGCTGTAAAATCAGCGCATTAAGCCACTCCGCAAGGGTGGCTTTTTTGTTGGCTGGAATTTATAGCTGTGGGTTCATTGATGTATTAATTAATCCCCTCCGCCATACGGATAAATTCTCTTACGCTATGCACTCGTGGAGCGCTGGTGATGTCTGGTTGCGACCGTTGCGTTTGGAATAGTAGAGATTTTTGTCGGCGGCGGAGATCAGGCCGTTGATGGCGCTGATGCGATCTTTACCGGATAACCGATGCTGACAGGCGATACCAATACTTACGGTGATATTCACCGTATTACCCTGCAGCACAAACTTTTCCTGTTCTATCGCCTGCCGAATGGATTCTGCGTGATGCCAGAGCGCTTCACGATCGACATTGAAAAATACAGCCACAAACTCTTCGCCGCCAAACCGGCACAGCAGGCCGCGATCGCCCACGACGTTACGTAATCGTTGCGCCAGTTCTTCCAGCACCGCATCACCGGCATCATGGCCGAAGCTGTCATTGATCGATTTAAAATAGTCGATATCAATGATCATTACCCCAGCGCGCTGGCAGCTGGCAGTTTCCCGGCCGCGCAGCTGTTCATACAATCCGGATCGCGACAGTAGACGTGTGAGAAAGTCGTAGTCGGCACGCAGCGCCAACTGATGATTAAGCCGCCGAATGGCATCCATGCTGACAGAAACGATAAACGGTCCGATGGCCAGCGTGGCGACGCCCAGTCGGGCCGACATCAGATGACTAAGCGGCAGGCTACTGTCGCCGCCCTGAATAGTAATGATGCCATCAACCACCAGGATAATTTCTGTGATGCCGGTAATCAGCATCAGCAGCGTGGTCGCCACGA